CTGCCGCAGGGGCTCACCGTCACCCTGCCCGATGCGCCCGACGTCACCCCGGAACGCCAGGTGGTGAACCTATGGGACTGAACACTCACAGCACAGGAAGCAGTAACCATGGCTGAACCAACATCCACCAGCGTGGCCGGGGGGCTCCTGATGGGCCTCGGCGTGGCATCCGCGCTCCCCATCGACGGTCTGGCGCTGTTCGGCGCTCTGCTGGGCGCCTGGATCGCCACCAGCACCCGGCACGACTTCAAGGCCTGGCAGCGCCTGGTGGCCCTGATCCTGCCGACCTGTGTCGGCTACGTCGCCTCCGATGCCGCCCTGGCCCTGGTGCCGTGGCTGACCACCCGCCCGGTCAGCGCGCTGGTCTGCGCCCTGGTGGTCATCCCGCTCTGCCTGAAGGCCCTGGCCTGGGTGGACACCATCGACTTCGGCGAGCTCGTTCGCCGCATCCGTGGAGGGAGCTGACATGCTCGAGCTCATCATCCCGCTGATCGCCGCCATCGCCTACCTGGCGGGCGCCCTGCGCCTGGTCTGCTTCGAGCGGGCCGGCGCCCGCTACCGCCGGGGGATGTCCCTGCTGGCCAGCCTGCTCGGCGCTTCCATGGCCATCAGCGGCCTGGAAATCCTGTTCTACCGCCCGCCGGTCAGCATCTGGCACGCGATCACGGCCTGCCTGCTCTGCCTGCTGATCTACCGTTCCCGCGGCAACGTCGCCGCGCTGCTGAGGCCTTCGACATGACCACCCTCCGCTACGGCGACCGCGGCACCGATGTGCGGGTGCTCCAGAACCGCTTGAACAACATCGCCGGCGCCGGCCTGGTGGCCGACGGCATCTACGGCGCCGGCACCGAGCAGGCCGTGCGTGCGTTCCAGCGCAGCCGCGGCCTGGTGGCCGACGGTATCGCCGGCCCGAAGACCCAGTCAGCCCTGGTCGGCGGCGACTGCTCCCAGTTGCTGCAGGACGTCAACCTGTCGGCCGCGGCCGAGCGCCTGGGCCTGCCGCTGGCCACCATCTACGCGGTCAACGAGGTGGAGTCGGCCGGCGCCGGCTTCCTGGGCAACGGCAAGCCGAAGGTGCTCTTCGAGCGGCACCAGATGTACCGCCAGCTCTGCACGCCGCGGCACCCTGACGACGATGCCGCGGCGCTGAAGCGTCACGCCGACGAACTCGCCGCGCAGTACCCGAGCCTGGTCAACCCGACGCCCGGCGGCTATGCCGGCGGCACCGCCGAGCACCAGCGCCTGGCCCAGGCCCGCCTGATCGACGACACCGCCGCCCTGGAGTCGGCCAGCTGGGGCGCCTTCCAGATCATGGGCTACCACGCCGTCCGCCTGGGCTACGAGAGCGTTCAGGCCTTCGCCACCGCCATGGCCAGCGGCGAGCCGGCGCAGTTCGATGCGTTCGCCCGCTTCATCGAGGCCGACGCGGCCCTGATGAAGGCCCTGAAGGCGCGGAAGTGGGCCGACTTCGCCAAGCTCTACAACGGCCCGGACTACGCCCGGAACCTGTACGACGTGAAGCTGCAGCGCGCCTACGAGCGCTACGCCGACAGCCAGCAGGTGGCCGCATGAGCAGCAGGCCCAAGAACCCACCGCCGGCCCCGCCGAAGCGCGCCCGCAAGGCCACGGTGGTCGAGCAGCGCATCGACCTCGAGCAAGTCAGCAAGATCGATCCGCAGGACGGCGACATCCTGGTGCTGCCGGCCGACTTCACCCTCGACACCGCGCGGGCCCTCGCCGAGGCGCTGCAGGTGGCCAGACCGGGCCTGAAGTGCCTGCTGGTGGTCGGTGACGTGCGCCGCCTGAGCGTCAGCGAAATGAACGCCCTGGGCTGGTATCGCGCATGACCACGCTGCGCCAGGCGCTGTACGGCGTTGCCCTGCTCGGCGCCCTGGCCCTGCTGGTCTGGGGCTACCACCAGCGCGGTGTGGCCGCCGACGCGGCCCTGGCCCTGATGGATCAGCGCCGGCAGGAAGTCGAGGACCGCAGCGCCCGCCAGGCCACCACCATCGGCACCCTGCAGGCCTCCCTGCAGGACGAGCGCAACGCCCAGGCTGGGCTGCGCAACACCCAGGACCAGCTCCGCCAGGGGCTGGCCGTCCGCCAACGGCAGATCGAGGACCTCAAGCGTGAGAATCAGGAACTACGTGACTGGGCTGCTCAGCAGCTGCCTGGTGCTGCTCGGCGGCTGCGGCAGCGCCCCGCACTCGTCGGAGCAGCCGCTTATCGTGACTGGCTGTCCGGCCGTGGTGCCGTGCCAGCTGCCGGCGACGGCGCCGGCCAGTAACGGCGAGCTGCTGGACGACGGCGACCGCATCGAGGCGGCCTGGGCCGACTGCGCCGCCCAGGTCGACATGGTCTACCAAGCCCAGCAGAAGGCCCCCCATGTACAAGCCCGATAGCCTGCGCGCCGCACTGCTGGCCTCGGTGCCGCAGTTGCGCCGCGACCATGAACGCCTGCTGGTCTTCATCGACGAGGGCAGCGTGCGCTGCACCGCGGCGACCTCGCTGTCGTTCGAGTACGGCTACAGCCTGCAGATCATCCTGACCGAATTCCCGGGCTCACCCGACGCCGTCATGCTGCCGCTGCTCGGCTGGGTGCGCGAGCACCAGAGCGAGCTGCTGACCAACCTCGACAAGTCGGCCGACGGCATCAAGTTCGAGGCCGAGATCATCGACAAGAGCAAGGTCGACCTGTCGATCACCCTGCCGTTGACCGAGCGCGTCGTCGTCCAACGCCAGGCCGACGGCAGCTACAGCGTCACCCATGCCACCGAGCCGCAATACACGCCCTACGAGAACAGCGGCCCCGTGCAGTACTTCGCCAACGGCGAGCTGCTCGCCGAGTGGCAGCCGGCCCCGGCGCCGGACGGCATGTTCTTGGACGTGCCACACCCACGAAAGCCCGCCGATGGCTGACGGACTCGACGCCCTGGAGGACTGGGCGGGCCCGGTACTGCGCGCCCTTGAGCCCGGCGCACGCCGCAAGCTGGCGGCCGAGCTGGCCCGCCGCCTGCGCCGGAGCCAGCAACGCCGCATTGCCACCCAGAAGAACCCCGACGGCACCGCCTACGTGCCGCGCAAGCCCCGCGACCTGCGCGGCAAGGCCGGCCACATCAAGCGCCGCGCCGAGATGTTCCGCAAGCTGCGCACCGCCCGCTACATGCGGGCCAAGGGTGACGCCCAGTCAATCACCCTCAGTTTCGCCGGGCGGATCGCCCGCATCGCCCGCGTCCACCAGTACGGCCTGAAGGACCGCGCCGCCCCGGGCGCCCCGGACGTTCGCTACGCCGCGCGGGCTTTGCTCGGTTTCACCGAGGCCGACCTCGACCTGATCCGCGACGGCCTGCTCGAGCACATTCCGCTGTAGCTCGCTGCGCTACAACGCCCGCCTGCTGCGCCACGCGCGCGCGGGCGGCAGCATCGGCGCCATGAAAGACTACGCCGAACTCGCCCGCCTCATAGAAAACCTGGTCCGCATCGGCACCATTGCCGAGATCGACCTGGCGAATGCCCGCGTGCGCGTGCAGACCGGCGATCTGCTCACTGGCTGGCTGCCCTGGCTCGCTCCGCGCGCCGGCGCCGACCGCGAGTGGGACCCGCCGACTGTTGGCGAGCAGGCGCTGCTGCTCAGTCCGTCCGGGCAGACCGCCAACGGCGTCGCCCTGGTCGGCCTGTTCAGCGACCAGCAGCCGGCGAATGGCGCCCGCGCCGGCCTGCACCGCCGGACCTACGCCGACGGCGCCGTGATCGAGTACGACAGCCAGGAACACCACCTGCACGCGCAACTGCCGGACGGCGGCACAACGCTGCTCATCAGCACCGGCGGCATCCACCTGGCCGGCGACCTCACCCTCGACGGCCACCTGATCCAGACCGGCGACCAGGCCGTCACCGGCAAGGTCACGGTCAGCCAGGACGTGGTAGCCGCTGGCATCAGCCTGGTGAACCACGACCACATCGGCAACCTGGGCAACCCGACGAGCAAGCCGCGATGAACCGCGATACCGGCAGCAGCATCAGCCTCATCGACCACATCCGGCAGTCTGTGGCGGACATCCTGACGACCCGCGTCGGCACGCGAACCATGCGCCGCGACTACGGCAGCCAGTTGCCCGACCTGATCGACCAGCCCTTCAACACCACCACCAAGCTGCGTGCCTACGCCGCTATCGTCGCCGCCCTCATGCGCTGGGAGCCGCGAATCCGCATCAGCCAGGTACAGCTGTCGAGCGTGACCATGGCCGGGCAGGTGGAACTCACCCTGGAATGCACCCTGGTGGACGACAACGAGCCGCTCAACCTGCAGGTGCCGCTCAGCATGGGAGCCAGCGTATGAGCACGTGGACGCCGATTGACCTGTCTCAGTTGCCTGAGCCGTCCGTAGTCGAGACGCTGGAGTACGAGGCCATCCTCGCAGAGCGCAAGGCCTACCTGGTCAGCCTGTGGCCGGTCGACGAGCAGGACGACATCGCCCGCCGGGTGGAGCTCGACAGCGAGCCCCTGGCCAAGCTGGTGCAGGAGAATGCGTTCCGGGAGCTGGTGTGGCGCCAGCGTGTGAACGAAGCCGCGCTCGCCAACATGCTGGCCTACGCCACCGGCAGCGATCTGGAACAGCTGGCGGCCAACTTCAACATCGCGCGCCTGGTGGTGACACCGGCCGACCCGAGCACCACGCCGCCGACCGCGGCGGTGATGGAAACCGATGATGCCCTCCGCGAGCGTACCCAGATGGCCATGGAGGGGCTCAGCACCGCCGGACCGCGGAATGCCTACGTGTTGCATGCCCGCAGCGCCTCCGGCCGCGTGGCGGACGCGAGTGCTGTCAGCCCTGCACCGGCACAGGTGGTGGTCAGCGTGCTGGCCGTCGAAGGCGATGGCACGCCGGACGAGGCCCTGCTCGACATCGTCCGCGAGGCGTTGAACGACGAGGACGTGCGCCCCCTGGGTGACCGTGTCATCGTCCAGGCCGCCCAGGTGCTGCCGTTCACCATCACCGCCACCATCCACCTGGCCAGCCTGACCGCCGAAGCCGAACTGATCGAGGTGCAGGCCCGCCAGCGCCTCACCGCCCTGGTGACCCAGCGGCACCGGCTCGGCCTGGACGTGCGCCGCTCGGCGCTGGACGCGGCCATGCACGTCGAGGGTGTGCGCTACGTGGAGCTGCCGGGCTGGGTGGACGTGGTTCCGAATGAGACCCAGGCACCCTGGTGCACGGCCATCAACCTGACCGTGCTCGAGGCCGGCGCATGAGTGACTACCAGCCCCTGTTGCCGCGCAGCGCCAGCGAGCTGGAGCAGCGCGCCGCCGAGGCCCTGGCCGAGATTCGCCGGGTGCCAATCCCGCTGCGCGACCTGCTCAGCCCGGAGCGTTGCCCCGAGCCGCTGCTGCCCTACCTGGCCTGGGCCTATAGCGTGGACCGTTGGCACGCCGATTGGTCGGCAGCGACCAAGCGCAAGGCCATCAGGGACGCCTACTACGTGCACGCCCACAAGGGCACCATCGGCGCGCTGCGCCGGGTGGTAGAGCCGCTGGGCTATGCCCTGGAGGTCAGCGAATGGTGGCAGCAGACCCCCGAGGGAACGCCGGGCACCTTC